AATCTCGGTTTGGTCATCCGGGACCATTGCCGTAAGCGTATCGACCATCAGTTTACGTTGTGCTTCCAACGCGAGCAAATCAGTTTGCGGCACTTCACCGTTGAATTCTTTGCGACGAATCGAACAGCGCATGTGCGCGTAAATGAAGTTCAAGAACTCAGGGATGTCGCACTTAGAACTCTCATCCGTGGCGCGGTTGGCGTTTCGGATGTACCAGATGGTTACGTTCTCTTCGCTGGCTTCGCGTGACTTCGGAACCAGAAGCAGCTGTACTCCATCCTCGATAGAGTTGTTCTTGAGAAAGTAGTTGTAGTAGCGGTCCGTCGAGTAGAGATCTGCGTCTGCCTTCTCGATGAACTTCTTCCAGTCTCTGAGGCGCTTGATCTCGTACGTGATCACACCCTGCTGATAAATCACCCTACGAATTTTGTTCGCGTAGATGTCCTCGGGCAGTGAGTAGAGAGACTGATCAAGGACGAGCTCAAGAGGCGCACTCGCCAAGAAGTAGTCTTCGTAGATGCCGTGGATCTCGGCTTCTGCCTCATCAACAGCGTCATTGTAATAGCCCATGAGCTCGTCTTCTTGGATGAACGTCTCGTCTTCCAAGTCGTGCTCGCGTTCAATCTTCTCTTTGATCTCGCCGTAAGTTGGGGTCAGCATTTATTGCTCCTCGTAGGCGCCGATGATGGCGCGGACCTTACAGGGACCGCTTGTTGTTACGTCTATATATTTTGAGTCAAAAAGGTCGTAATTCCAAGTCAGCGTTGCGCCCCCTGTTAGAAAAGTTTGAATCAAGTCTTTTGGTTTAAAACCCAAGCGGTGCTGAATGCGCAGGTTAGTGACAGCCACACCGAACTCGATTTCAAAATGCTGGAACTTGCCCTTCAGAAATGGCTGATCGGAGAAGAACGTGTTCAGACGCACGAAGTTCTCTTGGATGTACTCGTCTTCGATCTCGTGGATCAGGAGGAACTCTTTCACGCGTTAGCCCCCGAATCTCCGAAGTCGAACGACCGCTGAGTGTCCGACTGCATCTGGTAATGGATGACGTACGCCAGGAGGTGGAAGATCTCGTTCTTAGGCTTCCCGCGAAGCTGCCACGCCTTGCCTGTCCCTTCGGGTGCTGTGCCTGCCGCGTCCACAATCGTGAGCGTGTTGTCGGTCCGCGTCACGACTTGGTACTCGGCGACATAGTCGTCGTTCTCAAAGGCCAGGAAGTAGTTCACTGACTCGTCCGGCCAATCGAAATTAGCCGTATCGGTCAAAGTCACGTAGGCCAGGTTCGAGTCGAACGGAGTCACGCCCGCCACGACGCTTGCGGAAGACAGCGTGTCTGAATTCGTGATGTTGACGAAGGCGTTCGTCATTTGAATTTGCTTGTAGTCGAACCGCAGGCTCTTGGCGGGGAAGCGTCGGATCTCGTCGATCAAGCGGGTATCGTTCCAGATGCAGAGCTCGTCGCCCCACGTGGACTCGATTGCACCCCAGAGGATGTTTCCACGGAAGCGGATCGGAGAGCACTTCAACACCTGGCGGTTGTCGTCGTTGTTTGAGATGAGCTGCAGCGACAGATCTGTCTCATTCTTTGCGGAGACCGAGATCTTGGGCGCCCACTTGCGCACGAACGTCGAGCCAAAATTCATCTGCGGGCTGCGGTAGTCCCAGATGATCGTCTCAAATCCCCAGAGGCTAGGGATCTTAAAAATGTCGACTCGGGGGTCGGTTAGGAATTCCGTGTCATGCCGGAAGACGTACCCGCGCTTGTCGCCACGGAGGATATTGCCGTCGAAGATGACGATGCTCGATGGAGAGAAGCTGGCGCCGCCGGAGCACGTGGTGAAGGTAGACTCTGGGCGAATGCCCCACTTGAGATCGAGAACGAACCAAGTGTCGTTGTCCATGGACGAGCTGTCCACTTGGACTGCCCAAACGATACGATTGTTCTCTTCTTCGTAGACGCCGACGATGTTCTTCTTTTGCGTCTCGTTTTGCACGAGCGTTTTGTAGGTGTCGTTGAAGCCGCCCGAGATCTTCTGCACGCGGAAGCCGTCCGAGTAGTAGAAGCCGTCGTTACCAGCCCAGAAGATCCCGTCAATCGTCTGCACGATGGAGTTGTGCGACACGCAGCCTGCGGTGTCGTTGATTTTCTGATACGTCATCCCACCGCGACCCTGCTCGTCGAACTCACCGTCAATGCGGTAGATGTTCTTCTTGCACAGGATTACAGGGATGCCGCGCACTGAGCTGATGCCACGGATGGGCTCTTCTACGGACGTGAAGAAGTCTTCCGGCACAGAGTCGAGGTCGTCGCGGATGCTTTGGCGCACCTGCGTCTCGAGCTCTTCCGTGCCCTCTTTAATGCTCGCGTAATAGCACTTGCCGTCGGCGATGTGGAGGTACTTACAGAGCGGAGGAGGATCGTTGTCGACCACGCCGCCGTTCGTGTAGAGCTCCTCGTTTAGAACAAGGCTGGAATCGGAAACGTTGTCATTGAAAGTTGTCGTACCATTGGTCACTTCGCCGACGAAATAAAAAACTTGGTCGCCGTCGTCTACAGTGCGATAAATTTTTACTTTAATCGCTGCGGTGTCGTAATTACCCGTGGAGCCGTTCGCAAGAACCGGGATTGCCGTAATCGCTACAGAAGTCACGTTCGGAGCAGCGGAATTGTTCAGCACCACTTCAGTCGTGGGGCCGAAGTCCTGGTACTCCACCGTGTCTACGAAGTAGGTGTACTGATAGACGAAGCGGTACAAGAAATCGTTGGTCCCGACCGCACCAGCGGTGACAACTGGAGCGCTCGCCAAGGCGGGCATGCCCGCAGTGCGTACTTGTATGACCCCGGCCTGATCCCGGAAGATTTTCTGCACGCGCGCGTAGGTCTCGTTCGTCAAGAACAAGTGGCGGTTCCACTGGGAGTGGGCGATCTTCGTGTTGAAATTTTCAACGGGGAAGACGCTATTGCCACTTGGACCCAGGATCTCTTGGAACCCGCTGGAGATGTAGAAGATGCTCTTCCCCACATGCTGCATGAGCATGTAGTCCTGATCGTAATTGATCAGCGTGCCGACCCGCTGCACCCCTTTGGGGCTCTGATAGTAGGTCGAGTCATTGAGGCGGGATCCGGGGCGCGAGAATAGTTTTTTCTGCTCGGTGATGAAGAAGTTGTCGCCGCGCTGAAAGCAATTGAGCGGTGCATCCACGTAGTTGTCCGTGATGCCCCCAGAAAAATCGCTGAGCTCGAGCGGCTGCATTCTCATACGAGGTAGAGAAGCCTCACGTCGATGGAGTTGTCGTTGACGTAGACGTACAGAGAAGTCGCCGTGACTTTCTCCGCGTCGAGATACAAGCGCTTGCCTGCATTCGGACCCGTGAGCACCTGGAACGCGAATGCGTAACTATCGAACAGCGTGCCGGGGAGCATCGTCACCAGCTGACGGTACATTCCACCAGTGGTGGAGACCCAGCCAGCGGCGGCGAGATCTTGAGAAATGGAAATGACAGACTGCGCAGTGAGCTGCGCTGAGTTGATCCCGTCGTGGTTGTGATCATTCAACTGCTGGATGTCGAATTCCAGCGCGGGAAAAAAGACGACCCCTCGGTCGCCCGTTTCAGGCTTCTTATACCCGTAGGTCAGCGTAAGCATCAGCGGCCCTCAGTGGCTTTGGTTCTGACTTCCTCAGCTTCGGTGGCCACCGTTTGCCTACTTGTCCGGTAAGCGGGCAGTCGGCTGTATCGGCTTGCCTGGTGAGGCCGCGAGCGTTCCAGCTCCGGCAGCAAGGCGCGATACATTGGACTGTTGCTGTTTTTAAGTGTACCGCACTTCCGAAAATCGTGAAGAAGGATATTTCGTGACGCGGTACAGCAACTCAACTGCAGTGCTTTCGTGCGAGCTTAATCAAGTCGTCGATCCACTTCATGTACGCGTTGTAGTAGTCGAGTTCGAAAACCTGAGAGCCGTGCATGCGCGGGTCGGTCGTTTCCCGCTTCTGCTTCTCACCCGTCTTGGAGTGGACGCAGTAAAAGGCCTGCTGCTTCACGCCAAAGGCGCATTGCCACCCGTCCGGCGCCACTGGAATCGTGCTTCCGCAGCCCGTACTAACGAGGACGATTATTAACAACGCCAGTTTGCGCATCAAACATCTCCTCGTCCGTTTCGGCTTTCTTCAGCGCGTCAATCGCTTCTTGCCGCTTAGCGGCACGCTCTGCAGCCGCCTTCTCTTCTTGTTCAGCTTGGTACTTCTGCCACCACTTAAGGAGATCGATCAGCGCCGCAACGACGCTGATCGCACCCTTCATGGCTCCAAATAGACCCGCGATCCACGCCATTTAAGCCGCCTTAGGAGACACGATTTCAACGAGCTCAGGGATCAGCTTAGCGAGCTCAAGAATGTCAGTGAGGGACAAGTCTGCAGCTTCGGCTGGGATCTTATCGATGCCTTCTACGGCTGCTTGAATCTTAGCCTTGAACACTTCGTCCACGGCGAGCTTCTGGGCGAGAGCGACGGCGTCGTCAAGACCAACTCCGTCCTTTGCGCGTTCGACGACGAACGCACCGAGAATAGCCAATCCGAGAATAGCTTCTTTAGTTTCCTTTACGCCTACGGTTGCCATGTGAGCTCCTTGAACCATCCGATGGTTCTGTTTTGCTTGTTACTTTAACAAACATTCTTTAATAAACACTTCAGTTTTTGCCGCGCCGCTTTTTTGGTAAACCGGATACACGTCGCGCTTCCACGACTTGCTGATCATGAGCTCATTGTGTGGACGGTCGCCGAACGGGGCGCCGCTTCTCACTCCGACCTTTTCACAAGCCTGATAATATTCGTCCCAGCGGGGATCTGACTCCTTAAGCCAGACGGGAGCTCCATCTTCGAAGATGATCCAGTCAGTAGCGCACCCATACTGGTGGGGCGACTCTCCGCCACGAGCGTTCGTAACAGTCCCTCCAAGAGAAACTCCTGGAATCGCTCCGGGTCCGGGTGCGGTTCGTCCCTGTGTGAAAAGAGTGTCTTGATACGCAAATGACCTCCAGCCTTGGTAGGGATCCCATGCTTCGGGGAGCAGCTCGCAAAGCGCGTCGTAAAACGGCAAGTAGAGTTGAGACAGGCCCTTGCGGAACTTTACTCGGCGAAGTGAAGTCATTTGTCCCTTGTGCGCTTGGGCGGTACTCCGAGGTAGACCTTGATGTCCACGACATCTTGACTCATTTTTTCTACGATTTCTTCAAGCTTTACGACGCGATCGGCGCGGGCTTCTAGGCGAATGGCCCACACCGTTCCGAGAACGATCATTGCTACCAGGCTGATTGAGATCGAACTTTTATCGCTGATTGGACTTTGCAAAACGCCTCCCTCAGCCCCTTATTCCAGGTAACCGAAAAAAGTTCCGAAAGCTTGTCCGGCGCTTGCTACGGCGTAAGGAAACCGATTTTGACCAATCGAAGCTTCCAATAATTGTTCGCCAATAGCTCCAACACCAGAACCGGCGGGAACTGCCGCGATGTACGGAAAGTTAATATCTCCAGTTGGGTAGCCCGCTTGTCCTTGAATTAAACAGGCAGCAGTGCCTGAACCAATGCCCATGCTGGATGCAGCGGCAGTCGAATTCACAGTTCGGATAGCTTTAATCTTTAAAGTCTTCCCGGTAGGAACTTCATACGCGGTGAGGCCTCCGTCACCGGACATAGCAGAAACAACGTCAGGGGAAGCACCGTGATAAGTAGTCAGGATAACAAGCCCCTCAGTCGGCAGCGTTCGTCCAGCTACGGTAACCGTTTCGTTAAATCCAAGTGTTCCGATTGCTTTAGGCATTTAGGCTTGCATCCCTTCGAGTAGGTTACCCGTCCCGTTATCAATGAAGGTTTTCCCGGAGGGGAGGAAGACCTTTGAAATGAAGTTGCCGTCAGCGCCCGTGTTCAGCGTGATGTCGTCGTTCACGCGCAGCGCTTCGATTGCGCAGTTGTCTGCGGAAGAGTTCAACGTGAGCGATCCGTTGATATAAGTGCCGTAGCCCGAGCCTTCGATCTGAACTTGCTTGGTGACCGTGACGTTCTCGACCCACGTGCCGGGGAGACCGCGGATAGCTTGTCCGGCAGAAGCTGCAGCAATCCCTGCAGTCCACGTCGAGTGCGTGGCGCGACCGGCGGTGACTTCAGCCGCAGAGCCGATGATGATGTCGTAGACGCTGTTGCCAGTGGGCGACAGAGGCGTCCAAGCGGTGCCGGTGTCTAAGTAGCCTTTTTGCTGATCGGTTGCGTAAGCAAGTCGACCTTGGTTTCCGAAAGCGGGAAGGCCTGCAAAAGTAAAATTCTCGACTCGGGCGCTGATTTGCGCCAAGGAGGTAGCTGAGGATCCTTCGGCTGTGACGTTGTCTCCGGAGACGACTTGTAGGACAGCTGCAGCGGAGCGGTTCAATCGGAGGTTGTTGGACGCTGTCGCGTGATTTCCGATGACAAGCTGTTGGTCATTGCGCAGCATCGCGCGAATGAGCGTGCCGTCATGCAAGTAGTACTTACTGTCAGTGGAGTTCCACCAGATGCGGCCAGGCAGTACAGCCGTGGGGTTAGACCCCGTTACAAACTCAAGCTGCGCCCTGTTCAGTTGTCCGTATACGTTCATTACGGTTCCCTAGGAAGTGAAGGAGGGGACGAGCCTTGCGACCCGTCCCCCGCCAACATTAGGTGTAGCTTGGGATCGCGTACATCACGCCGCACTTGCCAGGCGAGTGGACAACCAAGTCGCCGAACAAGCACATGTCGACGATGTAGCTGTAACCCGTGGTTGCGCGGTCAACGAAGTACTCGTTGCCATCGGGGGATTTTGCCTTCTTGAACATGCCGTTCGAGAAGAAAGTCATTGCAGACATATCGAGGTACAGGATTTCCGTGTCGGACATTTCCTGGATACCAACGATCGTGAGTGCACCCTTGACGGACACGATTTCGATTTCCGTCCAGCCGTACTGGCTAGCCTTCGTCGAAGTAGCGGTCGTCTTGAATGCGCCCTTCTGCGTTTCGATCTGCTTCATCACGGTCCCGAGGTGCTTGTAGCTCATCAGGATGACGCTTGCGTTGCCGCGTGCCTTCGCACGGACCTGCGTGTAACCGTCAAACAACTTGTCGAGCAAGTTGGTCGCGGATACGGCAGCACCGTCGATGTTGACCGCCTGGAGGAACGGGTAGGCCAACTTGGACTGTCCGTAGAGAGTCGAAGAGCCGCCGTTGGCTGCCGAGAGCAAGCTCGACACCAGGGAGGTCATTGCGTTGGAGGCCACGCCAGCGACGAGCACACCGGGCTGATAGATCTTAGCGACCTGAGCAACCGTGTAGGCAGAGACGTCAGCTGCTGCACCGCCACGAGTGGCGGAGACAGTGATCAAACCGCCACCGACAACGCCGGTACCGGCAGAGCCGTTGACGTCGATCGCGATGACGTAGTAGTCAGCCTGTGCCGAGTCGTTGTCGTCCAGAGTGATCTTCTGGCCGATTTCGAAACGGTCGATGCGGTTGACACCCAACACACCGCCAGCCGTTCCGTTCACCGTGACAAGAGCCAGGTGTGGACCGGACAGAAGGTGGATGGAGGTCATCTGCTGGAAGTAGTCCATCATCCGATTGAGCTGGCCAGGGAGGATCTTCAAGAAGCTCTTCTCGTTGACCTTACCGTCATGCTCCTGGAGATCGCGGAAGTTGAACTTCAGCGTGGTCCAGATTTCGGGCTGAGACGTGATCTGACCACGAACGTAGTTGTATTCGTGGATGTCAGAAGCTGCCGTCAGGCTGCCGAACTGCATGGAGGTTGCGCGGCTGCCTTCGAAAGGAACAGGAAGCGTTCCGCCCTTCCAGCCGTCGTCTTTCTTCACCTTGGAGAGGAGCCAATCGCGCTTGAGGATTTCTGCTTCCATCAAGTCGATCGCCAGATACTCATTCAACATGTTGTTGAATGTACGAGTCGATGCCATTTAGTTAGTCCTTTGAGAAAATTTGTTTAAAGTTCACGAGCCCTTTGCTCAATATCCGCGATGCTCTTGACCGCCTTACGGACGGGCGAGGTTCCGCGACCACTGACGTTAGGGATCACCGGCAGAGCCTGCGTGGCTCCAGCCTGCGCTGTCGCTGCTTGTGCGGGAGCGGCTGGCGTAGCCGTTTGCACTAGAGGAGCGTACAAGCCCATAACTTCACTGACCGCTTGGTCCACCGAGATGTCCGCCCCGGTAGTGTAGTTCGCGTATTGTCCGCGTTTGATGACTTCGGCCTTGAACGCGCCGGGTTTTCCAACCTTGGCGTCAAAAGCTTCAGCGACTGACTTGATGTCTTGCCTTGCGAGCGTCGAATCAAGTTGGAAGGTTCGGGCCTGAACCGATTCCGTTGCCCATCTCTGCTCAAGCTGCTGGTTTTGCTGCTCAAGCTGATAGAGGCGTTGACGTTCCTGCGTTTGCATGTCGCGCTGCATTCGTTGCTCAATCGGAAGCTCCCGATAGTTCACTCGATCCAGTGCGTACTGCAGTACTTGTTCTTCAGTAATGTTAAGCGCCTTGAAGAAGGAATCAAGATCATTCTTCTTCAGGTAGGTGCCCAGCGTTTGGATCTCGGCGTCAAGAGACTGCTTCTCTTTGGACATCGAATCGAATTGCTGTTTCGTTGTCTGGTACTTGCTCTTTACTGCATCCAGGCCGTAGGCCTTCTCGTGCAGTTCAATCAACTTCTTTTGTGTATCGGCGTCCTTCACCACGGCGCGTAAAAATTCTGGGATTTCGTGTTCCTTGTCCATCACCTTGAACTTGAAGTTCGGCGTGAAAGCTGGAACCGCAGGGACGACGGCAGCGCCGTCAGCGGGAATAACCGGAGCGTCAGTCGCAGAAGATGCGTCTGAAGAAGCGCTTACAGGATCGGGGGTAGAAGGGGTCGTGGTCTCGGTCGCATTCGTGATCTCAGACGAAGTAGTGTCCGCTACTTGTGTTTCGTTTTCCATTACATATTTCCTTGAGCACTTGCTTGTGCAGGAGGTTGAGCCATCGCTCCCATTCCATTAGGACCGGGGCTCGGGGGTTGCTGCTGGGCATTGTTGTACATCTGGGCCATCTCGGCTTGAGTGCCCATCTGCATCTGCTCCAGTTTCTCGAGTCCCATGCCTTGGTCCTCGAGTTTCTTTTGAAGCCATTCCAAAGCCTGGAACGGCATGCGGACGCGTTGCGTCTCCGCAGGATTTTCTTTCTTTGGCACGTACATGTCGCAAGTGACGAGATAGCCGCCGGTCGGAACTTGTCCGGCCTGCGCGCGCTCAATCTCTTGCTTCTGCTCGACCATGATCATTTCATGCTCTTGCTTGTACTGATCGTAATTTTGCTGAATCTGTGGGGACAGGAGCTTGAAATCAGCTTGCCGCATGCGGTTGTCGAGCCGCTTGATGATGTACTCGTGCGTGTCTGACTTGTTTAGGATCGGCATCTCGCCACGGTCGAGGGCTAGGATGTCGTTTGTCGCGTTGTCGTAATCGATAGTCAGATCGTTCCAAGATTGGTCGAGATTCGAGAACGGCATGTTGCGAATGAGCTTGCCGATGTCGTCTTTTCCGAGATTCGGGCCGACGTACTGCAAAATGTGACTCATGGTGAGCTGTTTGCCCATTTGCGAGTCGATGTCGTCGCTCATCGGC